ATCACGATTGTGCCACCCGGCTGTAGCCTTTGTCTTGGACCTGAGGTGTACCATTCATAACAGGATTCTAGTGCCTTTGGTGACAAGGCATCTTGTTCAGATATTGGGTCATCTATTAATAACAAATCAGCACCTCGTCCAGTAATAGCACCACCTGTACCTGCGGCAAAAAACTCTCCGTCTTTGTTACTTGTCCACCTACCAGCAGATTTATTATCGGCTTGTAATTTCAAGTCAGGAAAAACCTGTTGATATTCTGCACTGTCTATTATGTTTCTTACTTTTCTACCGAACCTCACAGCCAACTCTGCTGTGTGTGTGGTTTGTATAATCTTTAAGTTTCCATGTTTACCCATCATCCAAGCTGGTAAATAGGTAGAGGCAAATTCAGATTTTGTGTGTCTAGGTGGTAGACAAACAATTAGCCTTTTGAGTTTACCTTCACCTATTTTGTTGAATTTGTCTGCGATTATTTTGTGATGTCTACCCTCTATAAAATCAGGCCAAAGATGTTTTACAAAAGAAAGAAAATCACCTTGACAACTCTCTTGCATGTTTAGTTGGTCATATCTATTTATTAGGGCTAAAGCCTCTGCCTTATCTTGTTCTGACAATATATCGAAGTCTTTGAAAGATAAATCACTCATAAATAAAAACGGGCAAACAAATAGGTAGTGACATAGTATCTGTTCGCCCTAAGCATAAGCCTAGGTTTAGTATATCTCTACTTATATTGTGTGCCAATCAGGATTACCGACAAATAACATAGCCTCTGCCTCTCTTCTCCTAATTAAACCATCTAACACTTTGCCACCAGCTTTATTCCACCTTCTTATTTCGCAAGGCACAGCATCGTAATCTTCTGCATTTAATTTTTTAAGCAAACCGGATTTTTTTAATGATGAGGGACCGAGATTGTATGTCCACGCAACTAAGGCATCGAACTGGTGTTGCATCAAGGGTACCTTGACTAAATCATTAACATAGTTCTCAAACTCTTCTATATCCCCATCGAATCTTTCATCTGCGTATGCCTGTGACCAAACATCGCCCTCCTTTACATCTTTAGTTGAACCCCAACCACATGTCCAAACACCGCCTGAGCATTTGTAACTTTCTAACTCACAACCTTCGAACTTTTTAATTAAAGATTTACCCTCTCCTGAAATATTCATCAATAGTCTCCCCAAACTTTAATTTTTTTGCCACCGTAATATTCTACAGCATGTCCTTCATCGATTAATATTTTACAAATATCTTTGCCATCTTCTGTGTAAGGGATACCCAAGATACGACCATATTTACCTTTGCCGAAAGACCTAACTTTTATTTTACCTTGACATAATTCTTCGAGTCGAGCCTTTGCCGCTAAGCCAAGTTTCTTCTCTGCTAAGTCTCTTGTTCTCGATTCAGGAGTATCTATACCTTGTAGTCTTACTCTTTGTTTGTGTAATTTGACATCGAATCCTAAATCCAAACAACAGTCAAAAGTGTCACCATCTACGATTCGTTCTAGTGTGGCATTGTAAATATATGCCTCAGGATTGTCACTCATTTTTTGGTTCAGTAGTTACTTCACGGTAGTAAACCACTACATCTTTTAGCTCAGTAATATATCTTTTGAGCTCCTGCATATTGTAAGCCATAAGTTCATAATCAGGAATAGTCATAGCTAAGAACACCAATTCACCCTCTTGCTCCTGTATAATTGCAAACTGTTCCTCATAATTTTCAGGTGTGATTGTGAACCACTTAACAGATTTCAAATCAATCTCTCTTGGCATGACAGGTTGAACTATAGTTCTGTCAACAGGTTTAGATTGTATTTGTATATCTCTAGTTGGAAGAAGACTGCAACTGCAAGCCATCATCAAGACCATCAACAGTGCCACTGAGTTTTTCAATGTCTTCCATAATGTGTTTAGTTCCATTATTTATCTTCCTTTGCATCTCTGCTGGATTTTCTAAAATCTTAGCAGTAAGTTTATAATTTTGTATGAACTCTGTATAGCGATTTAATTCTCTTTGTGCTGCTTGGCTTTTTTCTGTCATTTCTATCAAAGATTGTGCTTGTTTTGCAAAATCTTTTTGCAAAGTTTCTATTGCCTCTTGTTGAGTTGCTACTGCATTTTCTAGTTTGACATTATTATCTTGCAGAACCTCGTTTTGTTGCCACAGATAATAACTGAACCCACTTAGTGCTAATATGATACCTATTAAGAATTGATACATTACAGTTCCTCTATCTTATAATTCAAACCTTCTGCACCACGAATCTCAACAATTTCATCCTTGTGAGTTTTGAATTTTATGTATTTATCTTGTTTGTTATAAAATTTTTTCACAACAAATGTTTGGTCGTCCTTATCGCCCCATGTGGCATTGTAGCTAACAGTAAGTTTGTAAGTGGTTATGAAAAAACTTTTCAGCCACTCCCAAAATTCGTACATGTTAGTTTGCCAGTGGGTTGCCGTCTTTTTCTAGTTCTTCTATTTTTTCTTTAAGTTCCTCTATATCTTCTTTCGAATCAGATAGCTGTACTTTTATTGCCGCTAATTCACTTTTGATTACAGAAACATCAGGTATATTAATGCTGTCTAATTCTTTTTCTAAAAAATTTACACTTGTTTCTATACCTACAAATCTTTCTTCGATGACTTGTACTTCATTTTCGTTTTCGCTGATACCACCAATTTTTGCCTCAAGGTTCTCTAACCTATTTATGTAAGTGGCACCTGTGTACCCAAAGCCAGCAAGTGTACCGACTATTGATACTAAAGCTATAAGTTGTGTAGTTTTACTTTGAAACCAATCCATTATTCCTCCTGCAACTGTGGTTGGTTTTGTAACAAGATATTCATGGTATTTATATTGTCACCTGCCAAACCATAAAAAGCAGTTATGTTATCACTAAGGGATATATTACTATATATTTCTTTTGCTTGATACCACTCTGCTTGTTTTGGTATTTCTGCTGTCCTGTAACTGTCAAAACCGGGTACAAAACCTAAGTAAGCTACAAGTGTAGTTTGGTCTGCATACTCTCCTGTTTGTTCCTGTTCTTGTTGTATTTCTTCTTGTTGATTTCTAATATTGTTAGCTATGATTTGACTTGCGATTTCATCTGCCTCACTGGCCGACACAACACCTGATGTTGCACTGCTAATGTCTCCTTGCAGATTTGTTATCTGTACTTCTGCCATAACTACTAGACCACCGCCTACACTTGGTAAAGGTATCAAATTAGTTGTGACACTACCTACTTGGGAATCACCACTACCACCACCTAAATTTTGTGACATAGATAGCAAATTATTAGTCTGCACCGATGCTGATGTAATTTGGTCACTTATACTTGGTGAACTGCTTGTAGAGTTAGAACTTCCAGCAAAGCTACTGCTAGAGCTTGCATGTGCATTAGAACTGGCACTGTTACCTCCTGTACCATAGCCTCCTGAACTAGAATTTTGCGTACCATAATTAACACTATTCGCTGCCGCTTTTATAGAATCAGCGACAATGTTCATCTTCATAGCTTTTCTATCTTTATTATCAGCAACTAACTCTTCTTCATGCAGTTCTAATATTTCTTCTTCTTCAGAAACTTCTTCTTCTAGTTCTGCAACTTGTTCTTGTTCCTCTCTAATATCTTCTAAAACTTCTTCTACTTCTTGTTCAATGACAGCTTCTTCTCTTTGTTCTCTATCAGGTCTAGCATCCATTTGTGCTACTTCTTCGTGAGACTCTTCGTGTCTGCCTCTTTCATTTTCAAACCATTCATCTAATTCATCTATGCTATCGAACTCTACAAAAGTTGTTGGTTCTTGAAAGTCATCTATTAAAACAGTTTCTATTATTACTAACTCTGATATCAAAATATCATCACCTAAAGAAAGTAATGCTTGTGGCACATCATATTCAGGTAGAGGTGCTAACTGACTTATTGGTTGTAAGTTATATGGAATAGGTCCATCTAGGCCTCCGTGTGGACTATGCAAGTCTTCATGCCTAGATGTTATGCTCATAGGTGCAAAACCATCATCAT